TGACCGCGCCATACACCTATCTCAACAAATTTTGAATTATCTGGCAATTCTTTTATAATTTTTTCATAAACATTTTGAAAATTAAAGAATGTTCTTTTTTGTATTTTATCGTAAAAGTGTTCCATTTCTTCCTTATTCTGCAATTATAAATGCGTTACCGTGGGGATGATTTGTTGTCCAGTTTTCTTTTAGATGTCCAAATTGATAGTCGAAATATTTGATTTTAAAACCAGCTTGAACAATTGTAGTTAACCACCATTCTTCTGGTTCTCTTATGATATGTGTTACATCCATTTCATATTCACGAATTCTATATCTTGTTCCATCACCCAAAGGAACTGCTATGAAAATATTTTTACAACGCCTTCTAAATGAAGATAGAGTATCAGCTATATTTTCTTTTGGTATATGTTCTAAAACATCTTTTGCTATAATCAAATCCCATCCACCTTTTATATCTTCTGGTGTATTAATTACCGAAAGATAACCTTGGACTTTGGGATGACAATTATTGACAGCATATTCGGAAATGTCAACGCCATGTGCTTCTTTACCTAAAAGTCGCATAGCATAAACCATGAATCCTTTAGCACATCCATAGTCCAAAACAGTATCAAATTTTATGTTATTAATAATAGATGATGCTTCACGAATCGTTCTTTCAGGCATCCAACGATAATTTTCATATGCACTGACACGATTTCTCACACCATCTTCAAAATATTTTTCATCAAATATATTATTCATTATGCAAACTCATTGTGTTTTGTTTCAGTTAAAACATCATCAATTAATTCATTTTGATATGCATATTTACAAAAACTACAATCATGTGTTCTGCGTGTTACATTAGGACCACCAACTTGCGAATTATAGAAATCTAATATTCCATCAATATCACACAATTTAAATTGGTCATTTACATGATAATTATTTTCTGGTGCTAATTCTGCTGAAGGACAAACATACACGTTACCGTCTGTAAACACGCAAGGTTTTACCATGTGCATATAACAATTTGTATTACGACGAACGCCTTTGAAATTAAAATCTGACAAAAAAGCATATTTTAATGGACCATTTTCCGATTCATGTTTTGCAATTAATCTTTTAATACTCTCAATGTCTTGCTGAACTATCTTTGTATCTTTAATTGCATTGAATGCTATACGGCAAGGTATTTTCTTTTCTTCGACCCATGAAAGCATTTTAAGAAAATTTTCTTCTTTGTATTCATTTGATGCTAATTTTTTAGCTTTTGGGTCATTCCATTTACCAGTAATATTTGGATTTGTTGAAGTTTCTGTTGCACCATCCCAAACATATGCTGCTGAAATTTCAATATCTAATCCATCAAACACATCAAGATGATATTCATATGGTTTCTTTTCGTCCCAAGAATACATGCCAAGACGAACCCATGATATCATATGCCAATTTTTAACTTTTCTTAGTTTTGAACCGTTAGTGCAAATACCTATTTTAAAACCTTTGTTATGAGCGTATTCAATTACTTCATCAAGTTTTGGATGAAGCGTTGGTTCACCACCACCAGTAAACTCCATACCTTTTACACCTAATTCTGCAAATGAATCTATGGCTTTTTTCATCTGTTCGACAGTCAACATTTCTTTCATGCTACGATTAGCAAAGCAGCAAAATGAACATGTGAGATTACATGGATTACATGGCGACATATGAAACATAACAGGTTTAGGTCTGCCACCATCTTGAATTATTTTTAATCTGTCAAGATGTTTTAATAATTTGACATGATTGCTTGTGTAACTTCTTCCTTGAACTTTTTCTTCCATTATATACCCCTAAATGTCAATTCATATTCTGTTTGATTTTGATTGTATGGTCCAACATCTTCATTATAATATTCTTTCATGAATTTTGGATATACATCATTTAATATGTGATACATTTCCTCAAATGCATCACTCTTATCATAATAGCTTGGTTTTCCTGGATGATACATTGAAACTTCATGTATCACTCCACATCTTTCTTTTGTGATTGCAGACAAAATTAAATCAAATCCCCATCCACTCTTTACATCATGCATTTTAAAAAAATCTAAAATTATAGGTATTAACGATGAGTGTATAAATTGACCCATACCTTCATTAAAATTTGTTACTGAATATTTCAATTCTGGTTTTTGATGAAGTATTCTATGTGTCGATTCTGAACCAGAAATTGTTGATAGTTGAAACAGTTTTAAATTCTTTTCTGTCGCAATTTCTAATGCTCTATTTACGCTTTGTATATCTGTTACTAAATCATCATCCCAAAACCCAATATATTCATACTTAGTATAATCAATTAGTTCCAAAAAACATTTAACAAGATTCCATTTATATCCAGATTTTTCTATAATATAATCATATGTGTTTGAATCTGGAACATAATCATTATATCGACACAAAATGGTTTCATAATTTCGACCATCTTTTTTCATTCTCCAGTGATTATCTTTATCATATGCATCATGATAATTTAAAGGAATTCCAACAGGACAAAAAATTACATTACTCATTTTATTATATACCAAGCATTATTTTCTAAAGGTATGACTTCATTTATTCTTTTACCGAGAAAATTTCTCAGAGCAATATTTACATCTTTTAATGTAAAGTCATGTCCTGCAAATATACCACCATCTTTTATTAATGGAAAATAATTTTGAAAGTCTCTGAAAGCGCCATCATAACTATGGTCACCATCAATAAAAATAAAATCTAAAGTTTTTTCTGGATTTTTTTTAGAAAAATCTACACTTGATTCATAAACAAATTCAACCCTCTCATTAAATTTTTTTAATCTGTTGAATGCATGTTCTTTCATGGCATTTTGTTTAACATCATTCATAATAACACCAGTCCAATCAGTGTATGTAGGATAATTATCAACACAATATAATTTCGTTAAGTTTTTTATTTGACTTAATAAATACTCACTTGTAACACCCAAACAAACGCCTATCTCACAACCAATAATATTTGTAGAGAAATGTTTTTTTAAAACATTGACTAAACCTTTTCCTGAAATATATTCACCCTGTGACAGTTGATAATCAATCCACTCATTACCGTTCATATTATTTTTTACCTCTACATCATTATATTGTTGTGATGTAAAGGTTTCTTGTTCTGTATTAATAATAATTTTATCCATATTTCCTCTCAATTATTTCTTTCCATTCTGTTATTCTATCATATTGGTGGACAATTGCAAATGGTTTTTCAGTAGAAGTGCAGACAGTATCATTTATCATAACTGGACAATTTTCAACTAATTTATGTTTTACTGTATTTCTAATCTGAGGTCCTGTTGTTCCTAACTGCGCTGCATAACCACTCTCCGACATAGCAAAATTAGTAATATCTTTATATGGTTTCATATTCAAAAGAATATTCAATGCTGCTTGGTCAGGTCCACCACCACCTTCAATATAATGATTTGTTCCCTGACATAGCATATAGATGTTCAAAAAGAAATCAATCATTGTATCAAATTTACCAGAAATTGTTCCAGCGTTATAAATTAAATTGTTTTTATTGTGTTCATATAATACTGTGCCATATGCTTTTTGAAGATTATTTTTACCCCATTCTTCATTTTCATATGTAATAGATTCACAACCGACGTTGATTTGTTTATCACCAATATTATTTTCAAGCCAGTCAATTGGATTACTTTGGAACACAACGTCTTTAACATCTGTTGTAACGATATATCGATATTCACCTTTAAGCTGTCGTAGAAAATACCATAGATGAAAAAATCTCTCAACGACGATTGAGAAATTTTCTTTATATTCAAATCTTTTTAGATTTTCGTTTTTGTTAAATGTGAGAACAGAATAGTCTCTTTTGACCAATTCTTCAACGGTGTCAAAAGAAACATTGTAACACATCATCGCTTTGGTACCTTGGAAACCGGAACGGTCAAGCGAATTTACCCAAGGTTTTATTTTATCAAAATCATATCCTGTAATGCAACCAATCACTATATCCATAACAACTCCACAAAAAAATTATTTAGTATGTTCTTTAAACGACTTTATCTTTCTTACTTTTTGACCTGGTGTATCTCTGGTATATGAATGAACCAATTCATCTGAAGCATCATTACCTGCACCTGATGGTGGAAGAATATCGGGATGAGGAACTTTTTTTTCTTCACTTATATTTTTTATAATATGTTCTTTTAATTTTAACATTTTATGCTTTCGTAGTCGTTACTGTTACTTTACCTGTTTTTTCATCATGATGGACGTGATGTGCATGAAACTCCACGTTTGGATGTTTTTCTTTTAACTTTTTGAAATGTTCAAGATTTGCATGTGAATCGTCATACAGATGGACTTTTGTGTATCCATGTTTACGAATTAATCCATCAATAACTTTATGCTTTGCTTTTGCAGGTGTTTCTTCTCCAGTTTCTCCTGCACGACGAAAATGTATTTTATTGATATCAATTCCATGTCCACGCATCGCTTTTGTGAAATTCTTTTTGCTATCCATATTAGAACGTGCTGTCAAAATTTCAACGTTCTTATTATTGTGATGAATAGCTTTCATCTTGCGAACCATTTTGTGTATTGGTTGTGCAGATTTTTTAAATACTTTTGTTGACCTGAAATCACTAAAATCATATTTGTGACCAGCAGGTAATTTGTGCGTATTATATTCACGATTTGTCAATGATTGCACTTTTTTACCAGACTTATTGACAACGTGAATTTTTGCTTCATTCTTTTTCTTATAATGAAACAAAGTATCGTCCATATCGAAGGCATGAAGCGTTTTAGACTTTGGGTCTTTACGGTCCATATCTTCGATAAGAAAATCTAAAATTGAAATCATTTCAATCACCAGCTGTTTGCCCAGAACTTTTTATTGAACTCATAGGGTCACTCTGGGAACTAAATTTCATAGAATGTCTAGCAAAAGTTTTTCCTTTATGCTTAAAGTGTAAACTACTTCCATGATGTTCTACTGAAATATTTTTAGAATCTTTAAATATATGTTCATGATGATTACTCGGATCAATTGAATGATGAATATTTTTTCCATTTGAAACATATGATACATGTCTCATATGTTCATGACCTTCTTTTTGCATTGGAGTTTGATGTGAATGAATTACTTTTTTAACATGTTCAACTAAATCTTTTTTTGATGCTGTGATTAAATGATTGTGTAAATCTTTAGCCATTTTATGTAAAGTCTCATGATTTTTATTTTTAATAAAATTTGCCATTTTAGGATGTTTTTTTAACATTTCTTTTCTTTGTTTTTTATTTGTGGCGTGAGTTCCTAATTTTGGAAATTTTTTCAAAATTGTCCTTCTATGTTGATCCAAAGTGGATTCCGCTTTTGGTCCTAAAGATTTTAATCCTAAATTTGATGTAGGTACATGCTTTGAAGCTGAATCGGTTACTTTCAAACTGATACCATGATGTTTTATTTTTTTATTCTTATGTGTTGTAACTACTATATCTGATGAATCTTCTTTTTGAGTCGCTTTAATACCAGTTGACCTCAATAAATCATTTGGTTGAGAAGTCCAATGAACATCATGTATTTTATGTCCGTTTTTTTCTACTTTGTGTTTAATATCATTCGCAGCCGATTTTGCTCTCTCATTTATTTTTTTATAATCATTAGGATGAATCGATGCTTTTAATTTATCATGGGCTTCTTTTGGTGTATCGCCGTGTTTATCTGGATGTTTTTCCATATGTTTTCCACCGCGCAAATGATAACCTGTCAATATTTCATGCAATTTTCCTTTAGTATCAGAAGAAACTTTATGCTCTTTAGATACGCCACTTGCTTCATTTAAATCTATTAATTCTTCATCATCTATTTCAAATAATTCTTCTATTTTTTCAAGTTCTTCTTTATCTTGTATTTTAAGTTTTTTTAGAATTTCTTCTATTTCTTGATTAGTTAATTTATTTTCATTTAGCCAAAATTTAAAAGATTTTATTTTTTCCATGCTTTTACTTTCAGAAGATTAGCACGTGCAAACTCTTTACGATTTACAAGTTTAGTTGGTTTATCTTCATGACTTACGACAAAACCTTCAGGCTTTGATTTTGTATCATCAATGTGATGTTCATAACCACCTTCATGATGTTCAAGATGTTTTACAAGTGTATCTTTCGCTTGCTGAAGATGATGATGCATTGTTAGTAAATGGTCATAATGTTCTTTATGTTTCTCAATATGATTAACATGTTCTTGTCCTTCAGCTTCTTTTTGTTTTTTACCTTTTTCAGATTTTGCTTTATCAATCAATTTACCATATTTTTCTTTAACATGTTTTTTTAGACCTTCAGATGTTGGTGCTTCACCTGTTCTGACAGTGTGATTGATATATGTCGTTAGATGACCACCATCTCCTTGGTGTTTTGCTGTAGCAGCATACATCTTATGCCCATATGTATCATGAATATGTTTTGCTGCTGCCATATGTTTATGAAAATCTTGCTGTGCATGATGTGGATAATCTACTTTGCTGGTATCATGTTCAGCAGAATGATGATAAACATCTGGATGCTCTTTGAACGCAGTAGCATGGTCTGTATGTGGTGATGCTTTCATTGTTGACAAATCATCACCATGATATTGTTGATGAACGACAACACCGACTTTTGATTTCTTTATTTTGTCTGCTTGTTTGCCATGAGCAGTATATGTGATTGTATTTGGTGTGAAAGATACCTTACTCATGTTTTAAATCCTCGTGGGTATACATCATATCCCCTTGATATACACCTTTCTTTGGTGTAACTTTAGGAAAATGTTTAAGTGCAGCTTTTAATTTATGTGCTAGACCTGGAGAATGACCATGATTTTTATCAATATCTTTTTCTGAATAATTTATCTTGGGATTCTTGTTGAATGCAGATTTTGATGCAACAAAGAATTTATCAGTTTTTGGGTGATGACCAAATACGACGGCAGGAGAACCATCATATTTCATCGTCAAATTACTGTTTTTCTTTTTTTCAACAATATGATGATGTGCTTTCATCAATGCACCATAAGCATGTTCAAATCCTTTATGGC